CCCACAAACAGAACAATTAATATTTGACATTGATGTCGGTGTGATTGCGGAAATTGAAAGAAAGGTATTACTTGAAAACAGAATTACGCAAATAGAAGAATCTTTAAATGAAAAAGTTTCATTGGATAGAATCCAGCAAATAGAACAAGAAAAAGCAGATATTGAACAAGCTATTGCGGAATTATCTATATTAATCGCAGGAGGTATAGAATAATGTTCAATGAAGATAGTGGGCTTGTAAAAGTATGGGTACGTTTAATTATAGAAGGTAAAAGAACGGTTGAAGAAGTGCCGAATTTGAGCAATTTGAAAACGATAGTGGAAAGTCTTATTACACAGTAGGTTAATTAAGCGTAACAAAGTAGGTGATTGAATGTACCCCCAAACATATGGAACTACCTATTACGGTAAGCGGTTTCCGATAGAAATTGAAAAGCAACTCTCGGCTTCTGCCGAAGGTTTTGCATTTTTGGAATATACGAAGATAATTATGCTTTATCTCATAGCCGCTGCCGAGGGAACGGCAAAGTTCTTGCCTAAACTCGTAAGCAAAAAAATAATGGGTGAAGTCGAAGGAACGGCGGCAATAGTAAAGAAAGCCGTTACTTTTAGCCTTTCCGCTGTTTGTGAGGCAGGGGCAAAGATAACGAAGCATATTATCCTTTCCCCAATTATCGCTGCCTGTGAAGCGGGAGCTGCCATAAAGAAGCAGATGCAAAAGGCGCTCCANGCCATANCGGAAGGTCTGGCCTCAATTCGCAANTACANGCAGCTTGATTTTGAGTTCATNGGCNCGTTNGCNCCAGGNGATGTAGTTAGAATTAACTCCAAAACATTAGAGGTAACTCTGAACGACGAAAATGCCCTGCACTTGGTAGGCAAGAATTATTTCCCTATGGTCAGGCCAGGGGATCAGGAACTTATTTATGCTGACGAAGAGGGAAATCGGATGGTGCGGATCAAAGTGCAATGGAGGGATAGGTGGATTTGATAGTAATTGGAAATGATGGCTTAATATCTCCTTTTGGTCTTTATTTGCTTAGGGACAGTAAATTTCAATTACTTGCTCCTACTAGAGATATAAAAGAAGAATCTGATGAATTCGACGGTGAAATTGATTTTGGCACTGAATTGGCGGTGGGATTTGAAGAATTAAGATGTGTTACAGAAGATGGTCTTAGTAATGCAGAAAAGGCTTCAAAAAAAGCTGAATTAGCAGAGATATTTAATAATTTAAGGGAAAATGGAGATTGGCTTGTTTTTGAGAACCTGCCAGGGAAGAAAAAATTTGTCAGGCTTGATGGAAGGGTGAATATTGAAGAGTATTCTACGTGGCTACGTGTTGATATACCATTAAAGTACGATCCGTTGTGGGTAGGTACTGAAGAGAAACAACGGGTTGGTAGCGGGATAATTGTGAATGAGGGTAATTTTGAGACACCACTTATCATTGCTGTAAAAGGTATAATAGTTGATCCAGAAATAGTTGTGGGAGATGAAGTATTAAAATATAACGGTACTGTTGGGAGTGCTGACGTATTAATCATAGATACAGGGAATCAAACTGTAACTTTTAACGGCGTAAACGCTTTATCTTATTTTGAAGGTAATTTTCCTAAAATACAGCCTGGGGAAACAGAAGTAGTAGTTCCTTCAGAAGGGACTACTATTTTTTGTTGGAATGATAGGTGGCTGTAGGAGGTGGTTACTATTCTAAAAGCGCCAAAATATATTGAAATAAGAGATTCGGAAGGCAATTTGAGGGCATATTTATCTCCAGAATCAGATTTTGTAAAAGATTGTTATATAAACAATAGATTGAACGAAGAATGCACTTTGGAATTTTTATTGCCATTAACATCAAACAAATGGCAGGAATTGAACGCAGAGTGCAGGATAATTGCCGATGACCGTGAGTTCATTATCTTAAAGCCAGATTGCATAGAGACGCAAAGAGATGACCAGGGCAGGTTGTGGGGCAAGGTTATGGCGGTAGAGAGCTGGGCGTTGCTTAACAAAGAATATGTTACCGTCTCAAACGATCCCATGATGGAAGAAGTGCCGGAGTTTGCGGTAGTTATTGTTTCCGGCGGCCCTTCTACCGGAGGTTATCCACAAGGTAGCGCAGGAAGTGCGCTTACCTATCTCTTGCAGGAATCGGAATGGGAATTAGATACTTGCGATGTAGTCGGCACGTATGACTTAGAGACGGAAAAAGAAAGCCTTCTCGCTAATATCAAAGAAGTGCAAAGGTTGTGGGGAGGGTATCTGGTATGGGATAGCATAAACAAAAAACTCTCCTTGCGGTCTGAAACTACATGGCAGGATTACAGCGGCTTCCAAGTAAGGTACGCAAAAAACCTCAAACATATTACCAAAACGACCAACTATGATTTAGTAACCCGCCTCTATCCTTTTGGAGAGAATGAACTTGATATTTCTTCCGTTAATGACGGGGTTAAATATGTTGAAAATTTCAGCTATACCGACAAAATATATGTTGGGGTTTACCAGGATCAAAGCATTTATGACCCGCAATCGCTTAAAGATAAAGCAATTGAGGTTTTGGAGAAGTTGAGCCGCCCACGCTACACTTATCATGTAAGAATTGCCGATCTCAGAACGTTGCCGGAGTATTCTCATGAAGATTTTAAAATAGGAGATCTCGTAGATGTCATAGACGAGGAATTGGAAACTAACGTTAGAGCCAGAATCGAGCGGCATAAGTACAATGTCTTTATGCCCTGGCAGTGCGAATTAGATATAGGTGAGCCTGAAGAAAGGCTGGCGGCGAGGCTGGCGGATACGCTCAATGTCGCTCGTTTCGTAAGAGATGTGCTTAAGCCCAACCGTGCCACTTCCAATCTGCTAAAGGGATTTATCAGCACTTTTGCTACTCGTATCAACAGCGCTAATGGCAAACTCGTATGGGATGATGCTACTTTGCAGGCGATTGAAATTGATGGGGAAGGCAATGAAACGGGTAACAGGGTGAGGATCACTCCGGGAGGTATAGGAATCAGTACTGATGGTGGACAGACGTATGTAACCGCCATGACGGGGCAGGGGATACTGGCTAATACTATCATTGTAAACGAACTTTATGCCCTGGCTACTGATGATGGGTATACGAAGCTGACAGCCAGCGGGTTGCATGTCTATGATGAAAACTGGGCGGAGAGGCTAGTTGCTGGCTGGTGGATGGACGGAGCTACGAAACGGTTTGGGTTGAACGTGAAGGCGCAGGACGGGGCTACAACGCTGCTGGACGATAGGGGCTTGCTCCAGACCTGGCAGGAGGGGAGGGCAGATAATGTTCAAAATAATTATCCTTTAGTGTTAAATGTTTATTTGCCGCCTGAAACGAGAAGTATTAGGAGAGCATTATTAAGATTTAGAAGGCAGAATTTTAGGGCTTACAGTACGGGGGCGGCGAGTGGAGGGGGGCATGTTACACCTTCTGCTGGAGCGCATCGGCACAGGGTTTTTGAGTGGACAGGTGGCGGGATCTGGGAAGATGTAATGTATATGAACACGAGAGTAGCGGGAAGCCATGATCATCCGAGCGCAGGGTCTCATCAGCACGAAGGCGCTGGAAGCCACGATCACGGCGGGACTACTCATCCTGGCCCCGGCGATCATGAACATAGCATTTGGGCACACGGGTTCCACCAGCATCCAAGTGCAGGTTCTCACCAACACGGCAGCGCAGGCAGCCATTCGCACCAGCAAGTAGTTCCTTTAATGCGAACCTGGGACTGTCAGGACGTGAACGGTCGTTGGCAGAATGTAGGAATAGGTAGCCCTGNTACTAATATTTCCGATATTTGGACTTATGAGGCCGCTGGAACACATACTCATACGGTTAATGATCATACTCATCCTATCTCTTATGGAATTTACATCTCCACCTTACCAACTAGTATTACAGTAAAAATTAACGGAGTGGATAGAACTTCCGCTCTTGGGGGGCCTTTTAACTCTGATCAAGCTAATTTAGATATATCATCATATCTGGTAATAGGTCAATGGAACACTATTGAGCTTGGTAGTAGTCAGCTTGGAAGAATTGACGCAACGATATTTATTCAAGCTCTTATGGGTCTATAAAAAAGGAGGTATTTTTTGAAAGAAGAAAAAAATTTGCGTTTAGATGATTTTACAGTGTATGAGGAACAGGGCAAAATAATTAGCGAACAAAAAGTAAGAATAGTGCTTGAAAGCAAGCAAGATGTTGAAATGATACTCGAAGATGTAAGACTTAATATTAAAAGATTGAGATCGCAAAAAGAAATAACAGAAAAAACGCTTGAAAATCTTGAAAAAAAGGAAAAAGCGTTACTTAGTTATTTAGAAAAACATAGATAAGTTGTAATTACTTCATAAATTCTAAATCGTCTTTTTCAATCCTATTCAGCTCCTTTTTGGGGCTTTTTCTATATTATACCCAAAACATGGCTTTTTGAAAACAAAAATCTAGGGGGTGGCGTTATTGAACGAAAATAATATTTATAAGGAGACGTTACAAGACCATGAAAAACGGCTACGGAGGCTGGAAGAAAGCAGTATTCGCCTGGCTGAACGTATGGAAGCGGTGTGCAAGAAGCTGGAATCAGCAACAAGCTGGATCAAGACTTTGGTGGTGGCTATCGTATTGCAGTTGGTAGGTTTTTTCTTTTGGTACATCCAAAGCCTGCCGAGATAAGGAGGTAAAACTGTGCAGTATATCATTGATCACATTCCTCGTTCTACTCCTCATAACCGCCGTCCGGGGATAGCCATGCAACCGACAACAATAACAATACACTCTACTGGCAACCCCCGCTCCACGGCTAGAAATGAGAGGGCCTGGCTTACAAACCCTAGTAACAATAGGCAGGCCTCCTGGCATATTGTCGTAGACGAAAAAGAGGCTATTGAGGCGATCCCTCTCAATGAGGTTGCCTGGCACGCTGGTAACAGCACCGGCAACCGCACCAGTATAGGGATTGAGATATGCGAAAGCGGAGACAGAGTAAAGACTTTGGGAAATGCAGTTAAGCTCACGGCCAAACTGCTGAAAGAGCGGGGCTGGGGTATGGATAAATTGCGACGGCATTATGATTGGAGCGGGAAAATATGTCCGAGGATACTCCAGCCGGATGACTGGGCGGGTTGGGAGCAATTCAAGCGGGATGTACAAAAAGAGCTTGCGGGAGGTGAGACTATGACGCAAGCTCAGCAACAGCAACAGAACCAGCCTTCTCCTTGGGCGCGGGAAGCCTGGGAGTGGGCGCGGAAGGAAGGCTTGCTCGACGGCACGAACCCGCAGGGTAATGTAACAAGAGAGCAGCTTGCAATAGTGCTAAAAAGGCTGGTTGAGAGAAAATGAAGTTTTCAAAAGCAATCGTAACTTTGGTAGTATTGCTCAATGTCGTATTTACCGCGGCAGTGCTCTTTATCTTCTATCGCGTGGGAAGTGAGCCAACAACACTTATTGGAGCTTGGTTTGCTTTTACCACAGGGGAATTGTGGTTTTTGGCGGGAATAAAGCGGAAGGAAATTGAAAAAAACGGAGGGGATCAAAATGGAAGAGCGTAAGCACTGGCTTCTGTCGAGAAAGTTCTGGCTNGCTGTCGTAACGGCGCTGACAATGGTGCTTTCGGATAAGCTTGGCCTAGAGCTTGACCCTGAAACGGTTGTTGCAATCATTTTGCCCGTTGTGGCTTACATTCTTGGGGAGAGTATTATTGATGCCAAAGCGGTTAAAAAAAATGGGGAGTAGTCTGTCCCTATTGTGGTAGCTATGATTCTCGTGAAAACATGTACAGTTTCGCACAGCAGATGTGGTATTATAGATGCCAAAACTGCTGGCGGGTGTTTAATTTACCTTCGACTTTTAAGTAAACACAAAGAGGCCTTCTTTAGAAGGCCTCTTTTGAGTTTTTAGTAATTCAAATAAAAGTGAGTATAACTTACACGTCGCTTCCCCGACACCATCGTTATACTCACTAACTGAAATTTTTTTTAGAAATAATTGATAATTATTTTCGTAAATAATAACTTCGAGTCCGAGTAAGTAAAAATATTCTACATTGATGGTTTGATTTCCTTCAATTCTTTTCTAATTGCCAAAATATTTTTGAAAAGCTCCCTGATTTGTTCAACAGGTATTCCGCTTTCGATGCAATCTGCGGTAAAGTTCAAGGCGGGTAGGGCATTTTCCGGATCTTCCAGTATTAATTTTCTAATACGAGGATCAAATCCCTTAACTGCTAATTCAATTGTGCTCAAGTACGGCGAATTTGTTCTACCCAGTATCCAGTCAATGCTAACTCCAAAATAATCAGCGATTCTTAATAAATGTTCATATTTCGGCTTTCTTTCTCCAGATTCATAATTGGCGATTGTGCTGGGGTCCATTTTGAGTATAGTTGCCAGTTCTTTTTGCGTCATGTTTCTTTCTGATCTAAGTTGCATCAGCCTCGTTTTCATCTTTTCTTTATTTAGCCTGTCCATAAAATTCCCTCTTTTCAAATTGAAAATTAAGATATTTAAATTATAAAGCTTTATCCAAGAATAATTAAGTTTTTTACATTTCAAAATGTAATTTTTCATATTGACAATACAAAACATCTATATTATAATTTACCCAGGAGGGGTTGAAAATATGCAAACCGTTTGGGGTAAAATACGAAAAAAAATTCAATACAACAAAAATAATAAAGGGCTTGTATCAAGCAGGGTTATACAATCAAACTGGCGGAATCTTAAAGAATTAAGGGAATCAAAAAATATGTCAAGAAAAGAATTAGCCCAAAAACTCAATAAAGATGTTACTACTATTTTTAATTATGAAAGCGGCAAAAGACGGCCAGATTTAAAAACAATAGTAGAAATAGCAAACATATTTGATATTTCTATTGAGCAAGCAGTTGGTATTTTTTTGCCTAAAGAACTTTCTTAACGTAAATTCATTAGATTACAACAAGAGGTAAGTAATATGAGGGCTTATATTCCTGTTTATGTTCTGTTTGACAGAAAAGGCAATGTTATTTCTAGGAAATACGAAGAAGCGGATTTAACCAATAATCAGATAGAGGCTATATGCGAGTATTTGTCAGGGGGGATAGATATTGAACGATTGCAAGATTTTACGACAGGCATTGAAGATATATCTAACTACAAAGAACAGGCAGGTTAAGAAGATAATGAAAAATATAATTTCACTAATATTAAGAAAAGGGGGGTGTGTATTGAATGTATAGAAAATTCATTCATTGGCTGGAAGACGATAAAAATGCTTGGTTGGTGACATGGTGTAGTATTGGATTTTTAATTTTATTTTATATTCTTATTAAATAAAAAACCTGCTTTTATAAGCAGGCAAATATAAGAAGAGACATTATCCATTTTTATTATAACATAACGCAAATAAATGTCAACGGTTGGAGGGGAAAATGCCAAAGGAAATAAAGGTTGAACAAATGGTTTTTTGCGAGAGGGATATTAGATTGGTAGCGCTAGAAAAATGTAGAAAATGTAAACATTATGGTATTTCTTCCGATTTAAGGATGTTATGTTTTTATAAAAAAAGTTGATGGGGGTGTGCGTATTNTGGACGCTATTTTTGAAGGCAAATTAAAAGAGGCGTTGGTACGGCTTAGCTTTGATTTAGCCAAGGGTAATGATGAAGAACTTGTCAGGTTGGTAGAGAATCAGAAGAAGGAGGTTGTTAGAGTTGGTAATTATGTGATTGTCAAGAGCAAGAATTTTAATACTGTAGTTGTTCTCGAAGATGGACCGCTAGACCAGTTAATCAATGTAATGTTTGCTCTTTTTGGACCGTTATGGTCTGTAGTTTTTGGTGAGGAATATGAAGAAGCAAGGAAAAAGATTAAGGAAGCACTCGAGGTAGAGTTGATATCTTAACGAAAGGAAGATCAGCCAATGAGTGATTACTACACCATAGATCTCGACCTTGTCGAGACCGTTGATGATGTGAAAAGGATCCTGCGGTTTATGGGTGTTGAGTATCAGCGGTTCAGCAACGAAGAGCTGCCCGATTACTTCGGCATCAGACATCTGGTCAAGCGCCACGAGTACGAGCATGGTTGTTAAGGAGTGAGGATATGAGCTACGACGTGCGCCTGTTAGATCCGGTTACGAGTGGGCGTTGTGTGAAGAATTGTCATATAAACGCAAATGAAATAAGTAAAATAACAGCAATTTTAAGTTAAAATTTGGGAGGTGATTACGTGAATAATCAACAAAATTATGATGATAAAGAGATTATTAGCGTTGTAGAAGATAGCGGTGTAATTCCTATTAGTGGCGACCATTTACTCGATATCGCTAATTCCGCAGAAAGAAGAATAGAAGCAGTAAAAAAAATAAAGACTATTGTTCTTGGATTGACTTCTCAAAATGATTGGGTAGACCAGGGAGGAAAACCTTATTTAACCGCGAGTGGTTGTCATAAAATAGCGCGTGTTTTCGGTATTGGGTGGAGTTTTTTGGGAGAGCCTAAAAAGATTGTTGAAGAAGACGGACATTTTCGTTATGAAGTAAAATTATCAGTTTTTATGAAGGGACAATCTATTGAAGTAATCGGGTCTAGGTCTAGCAAAGATACGTTTTTTACTACTAGATATAGAAACAACGAAAAGATTACTTTGCCTCCTTCAGAAGTAGATGCTGGAGATATTTTGAAAGCATCTATTACAAATGCTCAAGCCATTGGTATATCAGCCCTGCTAGGTATTCGTGGCATGACCTGGGAGGAGCTGTCAACTGTAGGCATTGACAAAGCTAAGGTTGCTAAGGTTGAATATAGCGTTAAAGAAATGTCTGAAGAAGCCAAAAACTTAAAGGAAGAAATTAGGCGTATGGTGTTAGATATGGCGGGTGGAGACAAGAAAATGGCACAGGAAATGCTTGAAGAATATACTTCTTTTACTGGGAAAGACGGTAAAGTTGTTAAGGGCAAGCGCACTATAGATGATCTCAGTGAAAAGGCCATTCCAGTAACTTACGGTAAAATAAAAGAGGCTTATCAGAAATGGTTAAAGTATGCCCAGCATGATTCTGCACAAAGTTACCAGAAGGAGGCTAATGGTAGTGGAACGGATAAGCTTGGATACAATGGTAAGTCAGAGCAACAACAGATTGGATAAGTATCCCGATATTGTAACTCCTGTATATGAATATAAGCGAAGCAAAATAAGAAATTATCCTCAACATAAGAATAGGGCGAGTGAGTGCGGCCATCCTTGTATTAGATATTTGGTCTTCTGTCGTACCCGCTGGGAAGATAGGCTGCTCCATAAACCGGAACTTGAGTTCATATTTGACGGCGGCAGGATGATCGAAGATATGGCTATACGTGAACTACAGGAAGCCGGAATAAAAATCATTGAACAGCAACGTAGTTTTGAATGGAAGGCTTTAGAACTTACCGGTCGTTTGGATGCAAAAGTTCTTATTGACGGAGTAGCGTATCCATTAGAAATCAAAGGTCTTAACCATTACGATTTTGAAAAACTTAACACGATAGAGGATTTTCACAGATCATCTAAAGTGTGGGTTAGAGGGTATCCTGCACAGCTTATGATGTACATGCTAAATACTAACAGCGAACTCGGTTGTTTTTACCTTAAAGATAAGCTCACGTTCCAGCCGAAGCAAATATGGGTAGAACTTGACTATGACTATGCTGAAGGTATATGCAAGAAACTGGAGCTGGTCAACAAACATGTAAAAGAGGGGACTCTACCCGAAGGTGTAGATGATTACGATATTTGCCATATGTGCAGTTTTGCGCATATCTGTTTGCCAGAAATAAAGCAGAAGGCGCTGGAGTTTGTTGAGGATCCTGATTTTGAGGAAAAACTGCTTCGTAGAGAAGAACTGACGCAATATGTAAAAGAATACAATGCTTTGGACAAAGATATAAAGAATCAACTAGAAGGCAAGGATAAAATTATGGTTGGCGATTTTATGATCTCCGGTAGTTGGGTTGAGCGTAAAGGATATTTTGTTGAAGATGGTAAATATTGGAGAGTTAAAATAACTAGGCTCTCTCCGCAGGTTGAGGGGATAGACNAGGGCTTATAGCGTCNTAGCCTATCCTTTTTTTAAAGAGGTGGGAAAGTGAATAAAAGATATAAAGACGGTCTTAGTGAAGAAAATTTTAAAACCTTTTTGCGTGTTGACATTAAAACGGGGGAAATCCTTATAGATTGTCGTTCAGAAGTTTTTGCTGAATGCAAGAAATTAAGGAGGGGAAAAGATGAAACGCGATATTGATAGGCGTGCTGTGATGGTTGGAGAGCATATAGCCGAAACTGGCAATACTGTAAGAAGTGCCGCAAAATTATTTGGTGTTAGCAAAAGTACAGTTCATTATGATGCAACAAGCAGGTTAAAACGTGTAAACCCTATTCTAGCGGCTAAAGTAAAAGAGGTATTGCGTAATAATTGGAACGAAAAACATATTCGCGGAGGTTTGTCAACACGTAAAAAATATAAAGATAAATAATTTGTGGTTAAGGACAAAGGAGGGGATATTTATGTTGGTCACTGAAAACTCAATGGCGATATTAAGAGAAAGGATATTGCAACCAGATGAAATGCCGGAGGAAATGGCAGCTCGTGTTGCCAAGTATGTGTCTAACGGAGATGCTGATCTAGAAACGAAATTCTTCGATCTGATTAATGGTTTGTGGTTTTTACCGAATAGCCCTTGCTTAATGAACGCGGGAACAGAGATAGGCCAGCTTTGTGCATGTTTCGTAATACCCATTGAGGATACAATGGAAAGCATTTTTGGCGCTATTCGTGATATGGCCTTAATACAAAAAACGGGGGGCGGAACGGGCTTCAACTTCAGCAGGTTGAGACGCGCTGGCGACAAGGTCAATTCAACGAATGGAGTGGCCTCCGGGCCGGTAAGTTTTTTAAAAATTTTCAATGCTGCTACAGAGGAGATAAAGCAGGGCGGCAAAAGGCGCGGCGCTTCTTTGGCGGTATTAAATGTAGATCATCCAGATATACTTGATTTTATACACTGCAAAAGAGATACAGACCAGCTAAAAAATTTCAATATCNCCGTTGGCGTTACGGATGAATTTATGGCCGCTGTTCTAGGCGGAGACAACTTTATACTGCGTAACCCTCGTAATGGAGAAGTTATGACAATTCTTCCCGCAAAAATAATTTGGGACGAGATAATTCAAAATGCCTGGGAAACGGGAGAACCAGGAATATTGTTTTTGGACACAATAAACAAGTTTAATCCTACCCCTCATGAAGGAAGAATAGAGGCATGTAATCCTTGCTCGGAGGCCACTTTATTGCCCTGGGAATCCTGCGTTTTGGGTAGCATAAATCTATCCAAGATGGTGAAGAACGGTAAGATTGACTACGATAGGCTCGCTGAGGTTGTTTTTCTTTCGGTTATTTTTCTGGACAATATAATAGATTTAAACAAATATCCCCTCCCTGAAATAGAAAATGTAACGAAGCGAAATCGTAAAATTGGCGTGGGTATTATGGGCCTGGCGGATATGTTTTTTCAATTGGGGATTCCTTATGATAGTCAAGAAGCGCTTGCGACAGCGGCAAAAGTAATGAGTTTTATCAACACCAAGGCGATAGANGCTTCCCAATTTCTAGCGCAGGAGAGGGGTCCATTCCCTAATTTTCCCAATAGTATCTATAGGGACGGCAAGCCACGTCGCAATGCTGTGGTTACTTCTATAGCCCCGACTGGCACGTTGGCCGCCATAGCGAATACTACATTTAGCACCGAACCGGAATATGCTTTGATTTATACGAAGACTATACTTAACGGCAAACAATTTACCGTAATAAATCCGTTTTTTGAAGCGGCATTAAAAAAACATGGATTATATAATGATTATTTGATAGAGAAGATAAAGGCTAACAGGGGTAGCATACAAGGCATAAATGAAATACCGGAAGAGATTCGCAAAGTGTTTAAAGTTGCTTATGATATTGCGCCAAACTGGCATATAGATATGCAAGCGGCTCTCCAAAAACACGTAGAACAATCTATAAGCAAAACCATTAATCTTCCAGAGAATTCAACGGTTAATGATATAGCAAGTATTTACTTTAGTGCTTGGAAAAGCGGTTGCAAGGGAGTTACGGTATATAGAGACGGTTCGAGACCTCAACAAGTCCTTTCGGCAAAATATGTTCCTGCTAAAAGACCACAAGTGTTGGAAGGTAGAACGTATAAATACACCACTGGATGCGGAAGCCTCTATATAACAGTAAATAGAGATTTAGCTGGAAGTCCTCACGAACTTTTTACCGCTCATAGTAAAAACGGCGGTTGCGTAAGCGCCTTACTAAACGCTCTAAGCAGGGTTACAAGTATCGCTTTACGGGCGGGTGTTGATGCGAGTTCAATTGTTAAAACTATGAAAGGTCAAGATTGTGGGTATTGTAGGGAAGTTGACGAAATAAGCAGTTGTGCTGATGCGGTAGGGAAGGCCCTGCAGGAGGATATGCTCAAACATAGCGCCAATATTGCCTGTAAAGTGAACGATAAAGGTTGTGTTGAATGTGGGTAGAACATAGAGAATATACTTGTGCTGGAGACGATAGAATTAGCGAAACGAATTGTGAGAAAGATTGATAGAAGGTGGTGCATAAAAAGTGATAATCGACAGATCACCGTAGGAAGATTGTCCTGCCTGCGGCAGCAGGATAAGAAAGCCGTATCTCACTAGTTTTCGAGAGTTCAGCGAAAGGCGGCTTTACGAGTGTCCGAAATGCGGGGAAAGGTTTGCTGTTGTGTATGATGTCTACTTGAAAGAAGGCATGAAAATTGAGGGAGGAGAGGGAAAATGAAAATCCTAATTGACCGCGACAATCTGCAGAAAGCGCTGGCCGTAGTAGCCCGCGCTGTCGGAAAGAGCAATATTCCGGCTTTAAACGGGGTGTTGCTAAAAACCCAAGATGGCCACCCGGTGCTGACAGCGAACAACATGGAGACGGAGATCCGTGGCAGTTGCTTCGCTGAAGTAGAGGGTGAGGGGGCGGTGATTGTCCCGGCTAAATTCGTGGACATTGTAAAGGTTTTACCTGCACCCGATGTGGCGGTGTCCGTGGACGAATTGAAGCTGACCGTAAAAAGCGGCGACACGACTTTTGTCCTGCACGGCATGGACGCGGACGAGTTTCCGGCGCCCGAGTATGGAGAGCCGAAGGCACAGTTTACACTTTCTGACCTGAGCAAAATCGNCGCAAAGACGCTATTTGCTACAGACCAGGCAGATGCTGCGGACTTCAAGCGCGGCGTGCTGTTCTGGTGCAAAGACGGGGAATTAAAGTGTATGGCGACGGACACCTACCGCTTGGTGGAATACATGACACCCATAAAAGTAGATTACGAGTTTCGCTTCTTGCTTCCGGGCAAATCCCTTGCTACTACTGCCGCCGTATTTGGGAACAAGATAATTGCTTGCTCCCTATACAACAATTCGGTGGAATTCAGGGACGAAATTTACAGCGTAACCTGCCGCCTGTTTGAGGATAGATTCCCGAATTTCTCTTCTGCGTGGCCGCAGGAGCATGAAACGACGGTAACTGCCCCGGCGGAGCAGTTGCGGGAATCACTCTCCAGAGCGGCGCTGGTGGCCGGCAAGAACAATACGATAAAAATGTCAGTAGAGGGCAATAACCTGGAAATTTCTGCGCGGTCGGAAACGGGAAGCATGAACGAGCGGATTGACATCGAAAAAACCGGCGAAGACGTGGCTGCCTACTGGAATGTGAAATTTCTGCTGGAAGGGCTGAGGGCCTCCGGGGAGCCGACAATACACTTCAACGGCGAACTGGGGCCGGTGGTNATGGAANCGGAGAGCCACAGGTATTTGGTGCTACCGGTGAAGNCGGAAAGGTGGTAAACAAGGTGAACGTTATCTTTTATTTGGCGGCACAGATAGCAGATAAAGAAGGAGCCGTGCCGCTTAATAAGCATAATGGTTGTTGGGTTAAAAAGCTGGATGAGCATTGGACTATAGCGATAAACGGGCATGGAGAGCCGAAGAAATATAATAATTGTGACATACCTCCTTATACGATGTATGTTGAATTTAACGGTTTTCCTGCGGGGATTGTAGATCCTTTTGGCGGAGTAATGGCGACGGGTGAACTGGCAAATGAAGACGCTTTAATAGCGATTTTGAAAAGCGTTTTGGGAGAAGCAGAAGGAGGTAGGCAAGGATGAACAAATATCAGAAACGGCGCAAATATTGTTCAGGTTGTAGAGACAATTTTTACAACTAATTNAAAGTCTTTGCTGGGATTGTTGTCATGCTCTAAAATGCGACTGGATTTTGAAGAAAAAAAGGAAATGTTATCCCAGCGAAAGGAAGGAGTTTGTATCATATATAGTCGTAGCATGTAATTTTTTTAAAGAAGTAAAGTAAAGCGGAGGTAAAAAACAAAATTATGGGTCAGAAATCTCGTTTCTCGAAAGTGTTTGTAAAAATCTGGCAATCAAATGATTTTCGATCTTTATCGGAAGACGGCAAAATACTATTTTTGTATTTNTTAACTTCTCCTCATCGCAACATGGGTGGGTTTTATTCTATTCCTCTTGCCTATATATGTTACGATCTAAATTTTGAAAAGGAAAGAGTTAAAAAAGCGATAGATGAATTAATTAATAAACAAATTATCATCTATGATTATAACACGCAAATTGTTCTGATAATCAAATGGTTTTTATATAATTCCATCGAAAATGCAAACCAAGCTAAAGGACTCAATAAACAGTTAAAAGAATTACCTTCCACTGACTTATTAGAAGTTTTTGCTGAATGTGTTGAGAAGTATTGTGATTATAAAGAAATCATTTTAAAGGGGCTGCCTATTACTTTAGAAAAAGAAAATAAACCTGTTCAAAACGATTCTGAAACAGTTCTAGAAAACGTAATAGAATCTAAAACAGAGAAAAAACATCCTCCAACCCCTTATGAAAAAATTAAAGATTTATATAATAATATATGTGTTTCATTGCCGCAGATAAAGGTAATATCAGAAAGCAGAAAAAAACATATTCAAGCTCGATGGAAGCAATATAATTATGATTTAAGCGTATTTGAAGAACTGTTTAAAAAAACACAAGAAAGTAATTTTTTGAGAGGAAATAATGATAAAGGATGGAAAGCCGATTTTGACTGGTTAATGAAGGAATCGAATATGACAAAAGTTCTAGAAGGTAGATATGACAACAAAAAAAATAGAGACCCAGCATGGCAAAGCTATGAAAAAGACCGCAAAACCGTGGAAGTGGATACCGATAAAATAGTAGAAGAAGTATTTCAATCTTTGGAGGTAGAAGATGGATCGACAGTTAAANAGTGAAAAAGCGGTAATCGGTTCGATGCTTTTAGACCCAAGTTGTATAGATCTAGTAAAAAAATATGTGCGAGGTAGTGATTATTTTAAGAATCCCGTTCTAGGGGAAGCTTTTTTTATAATCGTTAAGATGTATGAAGAGAAGAAAGACATAGATTTGGTTACTGTCAGTGATACTATAGGCACTAGCAAGGCTTTTATATTGGCCGAGGCGATGAATGAGACAGTCACTTCAGCACATACTGAAGAATACGCAAGAATCGTGCGAGATAACTATATAAGGATGACTTTGGCTAAAAAATTAAAAAATATCAATCCTTTTAACGAAAAAGCGTATCCTTCCCCATTGGATGTAATAAATGAAATTGAGAAAGAAACAAAGCTAGCCAGCACGTTTTTGGATGAAACAGAAGAAGTAAGTTTAGAAACTTTGGTAGGTGAGGTATATGACGAGGTTTACAAAACTGAAGAAGAGAATGAAACAAAATATTTAATTCCTACAGGCTTTACAGATTTAGATAGAATAATTTTAGGGTTGGAAAGAGGGGAAGTCATAGTAATAGCAGGAAGGCCTGGTATGGGTAAAACTTCGTTGGCGCTCAATATCGCACTTAATGTAGCTAAAAAAGGATATGGTGCATTGATATTTAGCCTAGAGATGTCAGCAAGAAGGCTGATTGCAAGGTTGTTGTGCATGGAAGGTAGAATTGATACTATTCGCTTTAAAGAAAAAGAGCTGTATGAGGAGGAGCATGAGAAACTTTCTAAGGCAGTTGCTGTAGTGNCGAATTTACCTTTAAAGATCATAGAAAAAGCGAATAAGATTGTAGATATACGCAGTATTATTGCCAAACATACTGCAAGGGAAAATATAGGTTTAGTAGTTATAGATTTTTTGCAACTTATAAAAGATCAAAGCGTTAAAGGTAGAACTAGGGCTAACGAAGTGGGAGATATAGCAAAAACGGTACAAGATATAGCACATTTCTATAACGTTCCGATAATACTTGTTTCTCAGCTAAATCGTGAGTGCGAAAAGAGGCCGGATAAGAGACCGAAACAGATAGACCTTTATGAAAGCGGTGATATTGAAGCGGCGGCAGATAAAATATTGGCTTTATATAGAGATGAGGAATATAACCCAGATACCAAAGATAAAGGAATTGCGGAGGTGGGAGTGCTTAAACATAGAGACGGTTCCAAAGGGATGGTGAAGTTGGCTTGGCTGGGTTATTGCACTAAGTTTGAAAATCTTACCAGGAGGCAGGAATAAAGTGTTAAAGAAAATATTTATCTTAACAATTGTTTTTTGTGTGAGTATAGGCATTGGTTACTATTTTGGAACCCTACTGGAAATAAGGCAGGAAATAGAGCGATTAGAGCATAAACAAGAGCAATTGTTAAAAATGATTGATGAAATAACAGAAAGAGTTGAGGGAATATACGATAACTTAAATGGTTTATTAGAAAGAGTAGAAGTAAAGGAAGTCAATTTATCTTTCTATGCACCGCTTGACCCGAACGCTGTAGAAGGAATGTGTTATTCTGGTAATCCAGAAATAACAGCTTCGGGTGAAAGGGTTATTATTGGCGAGACTGTAGCTGCAGGTCCTGATATTCCTTACTATACAAAGGTTTATTTGCAAGGTAGGGGTTGGTACACAGTCCATGATAGGGGTTCTAGAATAGGAAATGACGACTTAGACGTTGCTGTCGCTACCAGAATGGAAGCTTTCAGTAACGGCAGAGTAAATACGACAGCAGTATTTTTTTACCCGCGAAACTTGCAAAACGAGAGCAAATAAGTTTGCAATATGAAAAAGAAAACATTTGTTCAAGGCAGGGTATTTGCCTCTAGTGCGGATGAGGCGGCAATAAAAATTAGGGATATGTATAAGGAATATGATGGTAAATTGACCATTAAAGAAGCTTTTAAAATACTTGATTGGTATGAATATTTTCTGGAGATTACCGAAAAGGAGCAAAGCATAAATGAGCATAGATAGTGTTTTAAAAGGCGATAGAACATGGTGGATAGAGCATGGGCACGTTTTAGAAGCGCTTCGTCGTATCCCTGATGAATCTATACAAATGGTTGTAACTTCACCACCATACTTTAACCTTCGCACTTACGGAACATCTCCGCAAGTATGGGGAGGCAATGAGAATTGTCAGCATGAATGGGATAGCTATATTAAACCGGGAAATACTTGGGGGACGCCCAACAAAAACGTGCCGGGATTGATCCATAAAAGCGTAGAGACAAATACTTCATTCGTGCCAGAACAAGAGCAGGCTGTATGTGTTAAATGCGGCGCATGGCGCGGAGAATTAGGCAATGAGCCGCTTCATGATTGCCTGGGATGGGCTACAGGAAATAGATGTGGCGCTTGTTATGTGTGCAATATCACTGAAATATTTAGAGAAATACGGCGTGTGTTAAGGGACGATGGAACGGTATGGCTTAATATTGGTGATTCTTATGCTCAATCTGGCGGTAGCGGTTCTGGCGAATACCAGAAACGGCATAAGCAGTTTGGGAAGGTAATAAAGCAGGGCACCGCGCAACAACCTCGCAATGCTCCTCCAGGCTTAAAACCAAAAGATTTATGTGGGATTCCCTGGAGGGTTGCTCTTTCACTGCAGGCCGATGGATGGTACTTAAGAAACGATATTATCTGGCACAAAAACGCTTTGCCGGAGTCAGTTACTGATCGTTGTTCGGTCGTTCATGAATATATTTTTATGCTTGCTAAAAATGAGAGATATTACTTTGATCAAGAAGCTATTCGTGAGCCGTATCACCCCAGCTCCATTGAAAGAAAGAAATATCCAATACCCAAATTTAACAGTATATCTGGTCAACCTATGGTAAAAGGAGGTAAGGGGTTACTAGGGGGCGGTGTAAATATTTTAGTTGAAGGCAATCTTAGCGGAGCCAATAAAAAGACAATATGGAGGATTACCAACGAATCCACTAATTGGAATTACTGTAATACCTGTAAAACTATATTTATCAATGAAGATAGGAAGAGAATTAAAAGGATTAAATTTAAAGATGAATCTGGCTATGACAAGGTAACAATGATATGCCCTGTCTGCGGTGACAAAAATGGATGGCAGGGACATTATGCCACCTTCGCTACAGAACTTCCCGCCACCTGTATCAAGGCAGGTTCTTCTCATAAGGCATGTGAAATTTGTGGATCGCCTTATAGGAGGATTGTCGAGCCAAGTAAAGATTATGCTAAATTCTTGGGCAAAGGATTTTGGGATCATTCTTACGACGAAACGCAGGGAAGGATGCAANAAAAGAACATTCCTTCTTTGGTAGCTGACTATGTAACTGTTGGTTGGCAGGCAACCTGTTCTTGCGATAGTAGCGGAACCGCTTCTTCGGTAGTTTTAGACCCATTTAGCGGTTCTGGAAGGAGCGGTTTGGCGGCATTAAGGTTAGGAAGGAGGTATATAGGCATTGAACTGAATGAGGTTTATGTTGATATTTCCAGGAAGCTTATAGAAGAGGATATGCCTCTTCTAAACTTTTATCTTCAAAAGAAGAAAGGTGAGATTTAGCAGAGAAATATCTGAGAAAGGAGGGAAACGGGGCAGACCGCATTCCTCCCACGACTAAAGTCGCGGGCTTCCTGTGGTGCGTCTCGTGATAACAATGCTTAAAGAGTTGCGTATAACGGATAAGGGCATAGAAGAGGTTAACAAAGTACAGATAGCCATTGAACGTTTGCGATACTTTGAGCCGCCGGAAGGCTATTACCTGGCCTTTTCTGGCGGCAAGGATTCGGTTGTTATTTACGACCTGGCTGTAAAAGCGGGTGTGCAGTTTGATGCACATTACAATATTACAACTGCTGATCCTCCTGAGTTGGTGAAGTTTATTAAGCAGGAATACCCAGATGTTCATAGAGATAGACCGAAGGTAAATATGTGGCAGTTAATTTTGCAATATAAAGGGCCGCCGACCAGGTTAATGCGATTTTGTTGCAAGCATTTAAAGGAACGTGGAGGAGAGGGGCGGGTCTGTGTTACGGGCGTTAGGTGGGCGGAAAGTTCAAGGCGCAAAAACACGAGGGGTATGACAGAGTTTATGGGTGGGAAAACACTAAAAGATAAAATAATCTTTAACGACAATGATGAAGCAAGAAGAATGGTGGAACAGTGCGTACAAAAGGGCAAATTTGTGTTAAATCCGATCATAGATTGGGAGGATGACGAAGTATGGGAATATATAAGACAGAACAATCTCAAATATTGTAGCCTTTATGACGAAGGTTTTAAGCGGCTGGGTTGTATTATGTGTCCTATGGGCGGTACGAAGAATATGGAGAAAGGAGCCAAGCGTTGGCCGAGATTTTATAGACTATATTTGAAAACATTTGAGAAGGTAATTGATATTAGGCAAAAAGAAGGAAGGTTGCAGGAAAACTGGCAAACGGCAGAAGATTTGATGCACTGGTGGATTTACAATCCACCAAAGAAAGATAATGACCAAGAGACAATAATTAAATAGGAGATAATAATATGGACATTTTAGACCTCCTTGAGGCCGAGGGCAAAGCTATGAGAGAACAGAAGAGGTTGAAATTAAAACAGGAAAAGAAAGCCAAGAAGTATTCCGATCCTGTTAAACGTGGCAAGAGAGCTAAGGCCAAGGGGCGGGAAGGGGAAAATGAGGTCGTAATGTTGCTTGCCAGGTATGGCATAGAAGCAGAGCGGATGCCCCTATCTGGCTCCCTGGGTGGCAAGTATAAGAATGATATAAGAATAGCTATTGGGGATAAGAGAGTAGAAGTAAAGCGCAGGAAGTCGGGCTTGAAAACCGTATATTCTTGGCTTAATCAAGATGATTGCGATTATCTGTTTTTTAGGCCGGACGGAGACAGAGATAAATGGATTGTGATTATGCCGTTGGTTAAATTTGTTGATTTGCTTATTAATGGGGGTGGTACAATTGAGCCTTGAGGGAAAAGAAATAGACTATATTGCAGAGTTGTTTACTGCCAACCGAGCTACTAATTGGGCGCTTGGCGACGCTTCTGCCGAACTTGTAAGAAAATATGGTCGCAAAGTAATCGGTGATATTGCTGAAATAGGGAGATGCACAAAGGAACGCGTGAGGCAACTTATTAAAGTTTCTATGACGTTTCCAGAAGATAAACGATACCCTGATGTTGATTGGTCATTGTATAGAGCGGTTCTTAATGCTTCAGGCCCTAAAAGATTAAACCAAGACCCATTGGAGGTGTTGGAGTTCGTGCTGGAGAGAAATATGTCATTGGCTGATATTGCAAAATTGGGATTGGAAGAGAAGAAGCGTGTTAAGGTTTCCAAAACCTGCGAGTGGTGTAACAGCAAGGTTACAGTGGTGGCTGACGGCGGGTTGGGTGGTGAGAGAGTTTACTGCCCCGTCTGCCTCGTTGATAATTACTCTTTAGATAAGAGAGATGATATTATTCGATATTTCATAGGGGTGTTAGAATAGAGATGATTAAAGCCGCTGAGCAGAAACGAATTGTTTTGGATTTAATTACCATAGAAGAATATATCCGCTGGAAGCAACCTGA